GTTTCCCAGTCACGATCGCTAAGAACAGCAGAGATCCATGTCTGAGTGTAAATATAGATGGTAAAGGAGCAAGATGGCGCTGTCATCATTGTCAATGGGATGGAAATGTTTGGAGTGAAAGCTTGAAACGTCCACCCACCATCAGAAAAGCTACACCCAAAAAGCCACCAATAATACCCAACACAAAAAGCATAAAAGGTACGTGGGGAGAGAAGTTTTTTGAAGAAAGGGGATTAAGTTTAAACATAGCAGAAGAACATGGAGTCGGAATTGCCTCACATTTTGTTGACAACAAACGCCAAGACTGCATTGCCTTTGTTTACAAAAACGCTGATGGCGTACCAACCAATATCAAGTTCAGAACCGCAGATAAAAAATACGCACAACTTCCAGACTGCGAGCGTTTCCCGTATTTATTAGACTGTTTAAACGTTGAAGAAAGTGAGATCCTGTTGATCTGCGAGGGTGAGATGGATGCAATTACATGGAAAATCTGTCCGGACATTACCAAGAATGTCATTTCTATTCCAGATGGTGCGAGTGATCGCAAGATGGAGTGGTTGAGCAGTTTCGATATAGGTAAATACAAGAAGATATATCTAGCTTTAGACGCAGATGATGCCGGAATACAATGCAGAGAGGAAATTGCTAGGCGCGTGGGTAGAGAAAGATGTTTCATAATTGCCTATCCAGATGGATATAAAGATGCAAACGAGGTATGGATGAACTCAAAAGATGCCCTAGTGCAATGTTATGAAATTGCAGAGCCATATCCTATTAAATCTTTATACACCGCGAATCCATTTATGGAAGAAGGCTTGCAATTATTTAGAGGTGGATTGAGAAAAGGATTGAGTACAGGCATAGATGGTATGGATGAAATATTTTTAGTGCGCCCTCAAGAAGTTACCATATGTAGCGGAGTGCCGAACTGTGGAAAATCAGAATTTATAGATGCTATCGCAGTCAACATGGCGAAGGATCACGATTATAAGTTTGCGATTTGTTCCTTCGAGAATCCCGTTAGCGAACACCTAAATAAATTGGCTGAGAAAAAAGTAGGCAAACCGGCACGAAAAGATACTTGGGTAAAACAAATGGAAGAAGAAGAATTATTGGATGCCTATGATTGGTTGGCACAACATTTCTTTTTTGTACGCGCGGAAGATGAATCGCCCACGATTGATTGGTGCATACAGGCATTGATCTCTAGTGTTCTAAGGTACGGAGTAAACGCTGTAATTTTAGATCCGTATAATGAATTTGATCACAAAAGACCTACTGGTATGACTGAGACAGAATATGTCTCTCAGATGATGAGCAAATTACGTAGATTCGCACAGAATTTTGGTGTGCATGTTTTCTTTGTCGCTCATCCGGCAAAAATGAGAAGATCGCATGATGGTACATTCCCAATGGTTGAGCCTTATGATATTGCCGGTAGTGCAAACTTTGCGAATAAAGCAGATGTGATTTTAATAGTGGAGCGTGATTTCACACAGGGAAGTAAAGAAGTAAGAATACATACGAAGAAGATGCGGTTTAAACAGTCCGGTCAGATTGGATCGGTGGATTTGGAATACGACTATATTTCTGGAAGGTATGGAAAATCATGGGGTTATCCATCCACAGAAGATGCAGATGGATGGCTACCAGATTAGGTGATTACTTTTTGTTGGATTTGTTTGTAGGTTTTTTGCCACCCACCCAAGCCTCGTTGATGTTCTTGGTTGACTTGTCATCAGCGACATATCTTCCTTTGATTGTTCTTGCCCTCTTTGGTGTTGACTTGTTGATAACAACAGAGGGTTTAAGATTGATTGTTCTCTCTTGGATTTTTACATTGGGTTTCTTTTCATTAGCTACGAAAAGCCAATTATAAAATTGTGTTATGGGTTTGAATTTCAAATTTATAAAGCGTTTAAACATATTAATGTCTCCTTTTTTTTAGCCGTTAGTTTTATTTTTTAATGCTTTCTCACGCAGTAAAGTTTTGTTTACCATGTAATTAAGCCTTTCTTCTTCTTGCTCCTCTTTTAATCGTAAAAGCTTATAGACATACTGCCTAGATACTCCGACCATTTGAGCAATTTCGTTTCCATTAAATCCTTTATCATTTAGATCAAGAATCTTTTTTGTTCTTCTTTTTCCATCCGGTGTACTAGGTTCTTTACAATATCTGTCGTATTCTTCCGGATTAAGATTAATTGAAAGTTGGTATCTTATTGTAGATATAGGATGATCTAATGTATCAGAGATATCTTTCAAGGTTTTACCACCCTTCCTCATAACAAGGGCAGTATCTAACCAATAGGGTTTTCTATTTCTTCTAGGCATTTGTGAATCTTATCATGTCAACCATTGTTGGTCAATCGTTGACTAAAGCGAACACTCAATAGATGATTTATTTTCTACTGCTGTTTTTAAGAATTTAAGTAGTCCTACTTTTTGATTCTCAAAATATTCACTATCCAGATCAGATCTTTCTTCTTGCTCATCAGTAAGCTTGATTTCAGAATCTTCAATCATCTTAATAAGATCTTGTGCCTTCTCTGGCGGTAACATGCTCTCAGCATCAAGCATAGGTATTACATCTTTCCACCAAGAAATACCCAAAGACCACATAACACTACTGCTGTTATAACTGTCTCTGAAATACAGATCAGTAGGATACATGTCGTTGTATATGCTATGCACTTTATCGCTTGCATCTTTGAATTCTTTTGAATCTTTATCTTCTATCTTGTTTCTTGCATGTACTGCATCCTCGAAGAGAGGATTTAGTTCATCATGTAAACTTTTTATAGCACCTTCTATGTATAAATCAGCGCCCATAATTATTCTCCTTTTTGTTGTTGTTATTTAAAGTTGTGGGATTCCTTGAGCGTTTAAACATCTTCAAACCTCGCCGGAATCCCGTTTGTATTCGCTAATCTTTTAGCAAATTCGGTTAGTGTTTTCATAACTACGTTGTGTGCTATTGCACCCTTTAGTTCTACAAAAGACACTTGATTAACAGAGTTCGTATCATAATCTATGGCACGTACTTCTATTGTTTGGTCATCTTTAAAGTCTAAGCTTAAAGACATATTCGTTTTTAAATCTTCACCATTCATTTCGTTCTCCTTTTTATTTTTACTCCAAGTCAAAATTAGTTAGAACTACACAATTTCCCACGATTACATCATCTAACAAGTATTCTTTTTTTGTTAGCCAAGCATGGTATCTAACTGTAGCGTTTAAGTTAAAAGGTAAGCCATCAATCTTGCCATCTTCATTGATGATTGCATGGCACTCCCTTCCTTCATGTATTACTCTGATGAGTTCTATACGACCACCTACCCATTCTTGCATTTCTTCAAGCGTAGGCTGTCTGTCAAGCTTAATGGTTTCTTCGCTATGCTCTGTAGCATATGGAATGTCGTTGTTGACAAGGTTCTTTACGTTGTAAATTTTTAGTATGTTCTTACTCATTGTTTTTCCTCGATTGTTGATATTTCCCATGTCATTTTGGCAATGGCTTTGGCAAAGTTCTCAATCCCCATATCATCTGGGATGTTGCTTTGCACTTCAATTTGTTCTATGAACTTCTCCACAATATGATTCAGTTCTTTTCTGGTGATCATTTTTTTGGCTTTACTGTTGTGATACTTCTGACCTATGTTCAGCCTTTGTTCATCATTCAGTTCGATTGATATGTTTGTTATCATTTCGTTCTCCGTTTAAACGTTGCCCTTCTTCTCTCGATGGTGAGCATCAAAGCACAAAACAATAGTGCAAGTGCCGACAGATATAACAATATCTTTATTGCCGGCAAGGGGGATGAAAATATGTAGGCAATAGACAAAGCGGATATGCCGGCTATGTATACCAATGTTTCATATAGTCTAATCATTGTCGGACTTCTCATCTTTTGACCAGTACGTACTTCCATCTTGTTCATCTTTTGCTACCGGATATACATGAATCTTAATACCTTCATCTGTTTCTTTGATCTCAGCTTTTAATTTTTGCCCTTCTTTAAGCTTTGGCATTTCTTCGTCTATAGCCATCTTTAAAGCCAACATTACTTGCTCTGGATGGGTATATTTTTTTTCATCTTCCATAATTTTCATTCCTTATTAATTATTTTTTAACTACTTCACTAAAGTTCAGTAGTAAAAAAATATTAATGTATTGTTTCGCCCTCAGTTAATTCCTCAGAAACATACCCATCCATCTTTTTTCTGTATTCTGATGAGTCTAGGCTTTCTATTAAGCCATCTTCCCTAAGAGCCTTTGCAAGTTTGGATGCTGTATCTAACTGATTTGTAAGATCTGTTATTATTTCCTTTGCAGTTTCATCATCCGGTGATCTTATGAATATCTGTACCATCAGATCGTGACTGGGAAAC